CCGATTGATGAACCAAAAGATTCTTGTATTTTAACTAAAGCGTCTCCTCTTGTGTTTTCGTAAGCGGCATTTTGTCTGTCTTGCGATAAATCAACTGTTGTAATTGTTGTGCCTACTACATAAGATCCCACCCTCAATCTTCCATAACCAACAGGTATAGCTCTACCTTGTGTAGAAATGTTTTGTGGATTACTAAATATAAAAGATGAATTTTTTACAGAACTTGCTATATCCGTATTTGGTTCGTTTTCAGGTATTGGCGTTAATAAGTACATGATACCAGCGATGATTAATCCAACAGCTAAAGTAAAAAGAAATGCTGTGACTGCAGCACCAAACCCACCAAAAACAGCAAGAGCTCCAACTGCGAAAGCTAAAATAAAAAACAGCGTCGGGCCATGACCTAATACACAGGGGACAATGTCGATTGTTTTAATTTCTTGTTTTTTTTCTAAAACTCCGTCTTCCTTCTCTCCATTAACTATAATTTCATAATGCATGCCTTCGTCCGCATTTTTTTTTAAATATTTAAAAAAATTAGGATACCTAGTATTTATAGCCTTAATAGCATCGCCAGCTTTTCTAATATTGAAAAACTCTAGCTTTTTGGTAAATTTTTTACCAGCTTTTCCGTGTATTTTAATTATTGTTTTCATATTGTTAGTAAACTATATATCCCGGTCCAGAGAAAGTTCCTCCATGAGCTATATTAGCGCTTCCTGCTACAGCACCAGCCGCTGGATCAGCTGATGTATTAACTTTATTTAAATCTCTAGCAAGAATTGTACTTTGTATAACTTTAGTTCCTATCCTCAATAACCCATAACCCAATGGAACAGGTTTGTATTGAGCTGTAATATTATCTTTAGAAGCAAATAAAAAAGATTTATTAGCAGAACCCATTGTCATTTCCGCTGGTTCTTCTTCTGGTATAGGAGTCATTAGATATTGTATACCTGCCATAATCAATCCCATTGTTAAGGTTATCAAAAATGTTAATAAGAAGGGATCATTCCCTGTTATCATAGGACAAATATCTATTCTTTTAATAGGTTGATTTATAAATAGTTCGTTTTTTGTTTTTGGTTCGCAGTTATCGACTAAAAATTCACAATGTAAATTTTCTTGGGCGTTTCTCATTAAAAAATTTCTAAATCCAGGAGAAACTGCATCTATGGCAGATACACAATCTATTACTTTGTGTATATTTTCAAAGTTATACACTTCCTTAAATTCGTGTTTTAAAGACCCATGTAAAACTATTTCAGTCATAAAATTTCCTCCTCTAATTTTTTAACTAAACTATGATCAGCGTCCATGTACTTGGGTTTTAAAATGTTGAAAGTGTTTGTCTCTATTGAATAAATCACGAATGGGTAACAAATTAAATCGCAAGTTTTCTTATCAAACTCGGAGGGTTCAGAATTTCCTTGAGCATGTGAGTGATAAATAGCCACAACGTTTTTGGTATTTTTAACGTACAAAAAATCTTTTGCCGGTATGTAAAATTCATTTTCTTTATTTGGAGATTTGTTTTCTGCTGGTAAAATTTTATATTCATCATCTTCAAACACAACGAAACCACAAACCTCTCTTTTGGGGCTTTTTTCGCAATCTACGGATATTAATTGTTTTATTTTGCTCATTAGTAAGAATAACTTTCTGTTCCTGGAAATCCTCCATATGGTAATGATTTATTAGCATTCACTCCACCTAAATCATCATTTGCGAAACGCATTTTACAACCTGCTAATTTTTTAGAACAAGCGTCTTTTGCCCAAAGGTCTGGTCGTTTGTGAGGTGGTTCGGAAACACTAGGTGTGTGACCTGTTTTACAAATATAGTAAACTGGATGTTGTTGATAATAATTTGCAGTTAAACCTTGTCCAGATATAGCTCTTGGACTTAATGTGAAGACATATTCACCTAAATGATAAGATGACCTATCTCCACTCCACAAACCAACTCCAGAAAGACAAGCGTCAACGGAAGTTTGATTAGATTCATATTTGTTTCCTAAAACACCAGTATTTAAATTAAAGGCAGTTCCACCTCCAGTAACAAAAGAGGCGTCCTCAACAGTTCCCACAACCCTATCTGCTCCAGCTGTTTTTTTATCAAAACCATATCTACATCCATAACCCCTATAAATCCAAGGGCAATATCTGGAAGAAATTTTTCTCGCTGGAATTTCTATATTTTCAAGCTCTAAACTAGATACCAACTCTAATTCTACAGCCAATTTATTTTCAGATACTTTTCTAGAAACAAAATATTTATCATCTGGCATTCTTGCGTCTGGGTTTGCTGTACCGAATGGATTTTTATTTCCTGGAAAGTTTGCGTCATCTAAAAACTTTGCAAAAGTTCTTTTTCTTACTATTTTAGCTCCGTTTAAATTGTCGTATTTTCTCAATAAAGAAGAAACATAAAGTCCAGCATTTGAAACTCTAATTTTAGGTCTAGGTAATCTTTGATCTCCTAATATTTCAAATCCTTCTGCTTCTACAGCTATAGGCAAATACTCTTGACCATCAAAAATAATTTTACTATTTACATTGTTAGTTCCTCCATGAAAGTGAATTTGTGCTTGACTATCGTTCTGATAATCGTAATATAATGTAAATAGTTCTATAATTGCTGTAGGTTCTACATCAAAAATAGCTTTAACAAAGTCTTGATTTATGCCTTTTCCCATATCAATATATTACACCGAAAGATGAAAAAATACAGAAAATTAAACTCTGTCTCATATAGAGAGTACAAACATACAGATTTTAAGGAGGTTTTCTCTGTATTTGTCGCATTTCAAAAGAAAAATCAGATAAAACAATACCACAATTTAAGCCACGGGCAAAGTGAAAATTTTTATTTGAGGTTTTTGTTTTACGAAATGAAAAAACTGATAGAGAGATGTCCTATAAAATATGTCAGTATAAACGAAAAAACTGGCAAAATATGCGGTTTTGCGTGCTTTACAGAGGGAGGTTTTGTGCCAAATCATTTAGACTTGCAACTTGTAATCAAAGATCCAGATTACACTCTATCTAAACCGATCATATTATGCTTCTTTACGGTTTTATTAAAAGTTAAAAAAAAGTACAACAAGCGAATTTATGCAGTTCTTGGAGATAGAGAAAGGTTTTCCACATACATGAAAGCCGTTCAGAGAATATTTAAGGCAAAAATCATCTCAAAAGATTCACTAAATAGATATTTAGTGGAGTTTCTGCCTTGACTTTTGTCAAAAAACACTTTATATTACGGTCTTATGGAAAAAAATTCTCAATGGACTAAAAATCAAACTGGCGCTCTTTGGAAGAAACAAACACCAAAGGGTAAATATTTATCGGGGTATATAGAAGTGGACGGAGTTCAGCACAAAATAGTAGTATTCCCCAACAAATTCAAACAAAAACCAAATCAACCCGATTTTATAGCATATAAGCCTTTTAATGTGTAAGTAAATGTATGAAAGGTTACATAAAAGTTGTAGGAGTAAATGATGGAACAAGGAAGTTAGAAAAAGCTACTGGGTATGGCACTTTAACTTACAAATACCACAAGAATTACTCCCTCGAGTTTCAAAACGAAACTTTTTTCGTTGAACTTTTGGATTTTATTATCGCAGAAGATTGTATCGAGTTTTCTGGTTGGTTGGGCGACAAAGACCACAAATATGGAAGAATCGCCTTCCAATTTGAACCTAAAACGAACGATAGTTGAAAAATTTCCAAATAATCTTATAATAGTGTAAATGAAATATATAAGATGTTTGGACTTATCACGATGCTATTATCTACATTGGGGGCGACTGGGATGGGCAGTATGCTTAAGATTCTTGGTGGCGCTTTCCAAGGTATGTCCGAAGCCAAAGCTGCGAAAGAGCGTAGAGAGCTTATTAGAGATATGCAAATCCGTGGAATGGACGCAGAGTTTCAAAAACTACTCATTGGCGAAACCGACAAAGATACTGGTATGTTTACTCGTGCTACTCGTCGTCTTATCGCTTTTATGGGGATGCTCAACTTTGCAATCATCTCGATACTCTGCACCCTCTTCCCTAACACAACCCTCGTTACCTTCACACCACCAGAAAACAAAGAAGCAACCGAAATCCTCTGGGGACTCATTACCTTCCCAAGTGGAACAGAAATCACCTCTACAATCACTACTGGACACATCTCTCTTGTCGCAATCACCACTTTGGGGGCAATCATTGGATTCTACTTCACACCAGGAGGTCGAAAAGGATAAATAATTTGATAATTTTAAAAAAACCAAATAAGATATTATGATAGGAGATATTTTAAACTTTGTAGAACAGATTGGGATTCCAGTTTCAAGTGCGTTAGCAGTTGGTTGGTTTCTCTTTATAATACTTAAATTTTTGTTGGCTCAAGTAACCGATAGAATTGATGGCATTTCAAGGTCGTTACTTTCGCTTGAAAATAAAGTAGATGTAATGAACAATGATATAGTTAAGATTGATGCACAGTTTTCGTGTGCGTTTGGTTGTGAGCCAAATATAGATAGAATCGCAGCTAGTGAAGGAAAAGAAGATTGTAGAGATGATTAAACAAA